CGATCGCCGCGTTGTACACCGCGCGGAGTTGCTTCTCCGGCAGCGCCATGAGATCGGTCAGAATGATGTCGGTCTCCCGCTCCCGCTTGATGAGCATGACGCTGGTGCCATCGCCATTGCAGAGGGTCTCGGTTTTGTAGCCTCGGTAGGAAGCTGCGGAGATCGCCGATTCCATGTAGCAATCCTGCATGGTGTAGACCGCCCGCATTCCTGCGAGGCGGAAGAAGTTGTCCCAATCAATGCCGGTGCGCGTGAGCGTCCGTTTTTTCTCGGCGAGCTTCACATGACCTCCTTCCATGCGTGGTTGATCGCGTTAGAAAGCACCTGTGCCTTCGCGATGTTTTGTTGGTAGAGCAGTGCTTCCTTTTTGGCCTTGAGCGATGCCAAGGCCATTTTGAATGCGTCCTTAAAGATCCGCCACTCGGCATCAATCGCCTCGCGTTGAACGGGTTCGTGGCTCATGGTTGCTGTCCTTCCTCCTTGTCGCCCCAATCGGCCTCGGGCATCTCGGCGAGATCGAGCGTTGGCTCATCTGCCGGTTCAGCTTCGACCACCTCGGGCTTTGCTTTGGCTTCGGCCTTCTTCGCCGGTTCGGCCTTGGCGAACGGATCGATGATGCCGGTGATCGATGCAGGTTTCGGTGTCACATTGCGGGTGCCAGCGATGTCGGTCGCCTCATCCTCATCGAAGATTCCTCCGATGCCGAAGGCCACGCGGATCGCTTGGATCATCACCTTGTTGCGGATCATCCGGCGTGGCATTTGATTCCATGGGTCAGTGTTGCGGCGGCATTCCTCAAAGTACTCGGTGACCTTCACCGGGTGAGCGCGGTTCTTGAGGTAGATTTCGCAGGTAGCATGGGTTGGTGTTTTGCCGTCACCGAAGACTTCGACGCTCATGCCGTCATAATTGTCCTGGCGGTTGGCGATCTTCAGCCAGCCATCCACGCCGACCATAGGCACGATGCCTCCGCCCTTTTTCGGGAAGGCGTACATTTCCTTGAGCAGCGGGTTGAGCTGATAGGTGTTTGCGGTGACGACAAGCGCCAGCATCTCCTCGTCGGTCGCGCCTTTGAAGACGGTGCTTTTGAGGGTCTGGTGCAGCTTTGCCGGATCGACATTGCAGCGGGAGGCCATGAGATGCATCGCCGATGGCTTCGGCGCGTGGGTGGTAGTGGTAGCGATTTCGGTTGTCATATGTTTTGGGGTGTTCTCTTTAATTCATTGAAAGAGGCGCGGTATCAAATTCCAGCGATGGTATGGCTTTCATACTTTTCGTTTTTTCCATCATTCGCTGCGCATCCATCGAGGCTTTTGCAAGCGATATAACTTTGCCAACAGTGTTGTTCATCTCCACCGCTTGCACGGGTTTGATCGTTCCAAGCTCTTGCCCTTCCGCGAGGCGCTCTAAGTATTCCATCCAGTAGGTTGCTTTTTTCATTGTTGTATTTTTTTCAGTTGCCGGTGGAATTTTAGGTGCATCCGCTTGAGTTCCACCAACTCTCGCGGAATATCTTTTGGCTTTAGCGATGTCCCATCGCATATAAGTTCTTTAATGTAGCAATCACGAAGCTCAGTAACAGCCCTGCGCCAGAATGCTTTTTGGTGTTTCCGGTTTTGTTCTATATGGCGCTCTTTGTTGTCAGTTACCCATCTTCTCTTCGCTAATTTTTGAATTTCTTTTGCTCTAGGGTTACATTTACGCCTTTCCAGACATTGCTTGTTATAACAACTCTTACATCTTGAGGTAACCCGACCAGATTCTTTGTGTATGCCGCCTTGCATGTAGAATGAATCAATAGGCAGAGTTAATAAACAACCTATGCAAACACGAAAGCCGCATGGTACTAATGCTTTCAGTTGCCGATATAGATCTAATTCCTCTGGTTGTCGGTGGGGTTTTAGCGGTTTCAGTTGCCGGTATGATTTCAATTCCTCCCGCTTAATCTGAATTAACTCTTGCGTAATATCTCTTCGTTTTAATTGAGTACCTTTGCACAAAAGATTTTTAATGTAGCAATCACGAAGCTCAGTAATAGCGCGGCGTCTGTATCGGCTCCGTTGCAAAGAACGCTTTTCTGGATTTCTTGTTCTCATTCGCTTTGTTTTTTGGTCGCTTAAAAGGAAGCATATCACCATTAAACGCCCGGCAATTCCGGTTGATCAGGATCTGGGAGCTTCGAGGTAATAGTGGATTGGTATGTCGCAGAGAATCGGACGGTCGTTTCGATCGTCGCGGCCTCCAGATCGACGGCGGCGGAGATGGCGAGCTTCAGCGGCGGGAATTTCTTTTCATTCGCGTTGCTCTCTTCGATGTTCTCATGCCAGGCGCGGAGGATGTCGGCGGAGCGTTCCTGCATCGCTTCGCGGGCTTGTGAGACGATGGTCTCGATGAACGAGTCCATCCGGTCGTTTGATATAGTGTTGATTTCGGGCATTGGTTTGGGTGTTAGGAAATGAGGCGATGCGCCATTTGGCGGATTTGGATCGAGCGGCGCTTCATGGCGTTGACCTGCGAATCGAGGCGCTGATAGACCTCGCGGCACTCGTCGAAGGTGCAGTGGTTGATGTGGCGGTAGCCGGGGCAACCGGGGCCGCTAATAATGATACCCTCCGAGTGCTGAGCCAGTGATCGGATCTTGCGTTCGTTATAGCCGAGGCTCGCGGCAATCTGCTTGGCGTTCACCCAGCCATTAGCCGACGACCAGAAAAGGAAATCGATCAACTGATCAACCTCCGCCGCTGCCGGCGCTGGCATCCTCTTCGCTTCAAAATCAAAGTCACATTGGGTGGCGGTCATTTTTCGGGGTGGGTTGGATGTTCAGCTTTCGGCGGTTGGCCTCGCGTTCGAGTAGGACGAGGCGCTTCTTGCCCCAGCTTCCGAGGTAGTCGCTGCGGCTGTGACGCAGGTTCTTGATCGCCTCGATCAGCGCGGTGTCGTCGCATTTGGTTAGGTCGAATCCGGTCATGGTGTTAGGCGTTGAGCTTCCGGTGTGCGGCCTCGGTGATGAGCACGCCGTTGCCTTCGGCGGGCGCGAACTTCTCGACTTGGTGTTCGAGCATCTGGAGCGCGAGCACCTCGCGCGCTGTGTGCGGCATGACAAGGTGCATGGTCTCAGCGCGTTGAATCGTGCGAACGCTGTCTTGATATGCGGTTCGCTCGGCGATGATGACCGTCGGGCGCTGAATGCGTTGAGTGATGGGAAAGATCATGGTTGTAGCTATGGTTAGAGATTCAGATCCGCGGCCGGATCGCGCGGCGGGCCTCATGGATTTGGTTTTCGAGGCCGAGGTGATAGAGGCGGCCAGACTCACGGGCGGCGACGCCTGCCCAGATCGCAGAGCCGATGGCTGTGGCGATGAGGCCGAAGAGGTAGAGCGGGTTTGCTCCTTCGCGGTTGTCGATGATCGCTCCTGGTATCCAGCAGACGGCCGCGGCGGTGATCATGAGAGCGAGTGTTGCTTGCAGGGCTGAGGCGCGTGAGTTTCGGTAGTATTTTTCAGATAGTTTCATTGGTAGGTTGGGTTGGGTTAGTAGGTGAGAGCAGTTGGAGATGGCGGCGCAGTGCGTGCGTCCTTGAGTTGGATGAGCACCTTTGCGAGGTCGTAGCGAACGAGGCGATCCACGCGGAACTCGGGGGTGATCGCGCCCTTGCCTTCGAGGGTGGAAATGGTGGCGGGCGAAACCCCCAACTCGCGGGCCAGTTGGCTCGGCGTAATCAGTCGAGGTTTGATTTTCACTCGCCCCTCCCTTCCATGGCTTCGGCGGTCTTAGTGGTAAGAAGATCGCGGACGACTTCGGAAACTGACTTGCCGGTGGTGGCTGACTTGGTGGCCAGCCATGTAATCTCCTCTGTGGTGAGGTCTTCGATTGGTAAGGGGATCGTTGCTTCGTGCATGGCAATGCACAACAAATACGCAATCGCGTGTAGTCGTAAAGCAAAAAATGCACGAAAAGTGATTTTTTATTTCAGACCACTCACGGAAGGGTGTATTTTCCGTGCATGAACCCCAGCAAAGAAGACATCAAACAGTGGCTCGCAGCTTATCCCGAGAGGGATAGAGAATGGCTTGCGATCAAATGCGGAACGGCCAAAAGGACCGTGGATAACTGGTTATCGACCAAGAAAGAAATGCCGCCAAAAGCAGTACGGATCATTGCTTCACTTATGCGTGAGGACGCCGAGAAAACAAAGGTTCAGCATGAGCAGATGACGCATCTTTCGATCCCAGCCACCATGGCTGAGTTCAATGCCTGGTCAAAGGCCGCTCTTGCCAAGCAGCAGATCCTCACCGAGTGGGCTGCGGAGGCGGTGCGTAATGCTTACCAAGATCACCTTGCCGAGTCCGGGCTCAAGGTTGCCAAAGATCCCGCTGAGTATGCAGCAAAGAGAAGGCCAGTGTGATCGCGATGTATCCAGCGCGGTGGGTAGCCAAGTGGGCGTCAATCGTCCACACTTTTACCGTTTCGGTAATGCTTGGGTGACTGTTTCGGTGGTGTCGCTAACATGGTTTTGTGACGCGAAAGGTCCATATGAGGTCCATTTTTAGGAAAATGCCTTAAATCCTTTTGAAATATAGGGTCTTTATGTTATTCGTAATGAGCAGGTCGTCGGTTCAAATCCGACCAGCGGCTCCAGTTTTCCTAGGTTTTAAGCCACTCTTGTTTTTTTCCTGTTTGCGGTTTTTGGCTCATAAGGTACATTAGGTCCATAAGAAATGGCGCGCGCACCTGAGATCAAACCGTTCAAGACCGACCAAGGATGGCGGGTGAACATCCCGAAGAGCATGGCTGCCGATGGAAAGCGGCACAAAAAGTATTTCCGCACCGAATCGGATGCGAAGCGGTATGCTGGTAAGCTAAGGTCGTCATACGCCTCGGGGGTGCGCGGCTCGACGATTCCCTTGGAGGTGGCCGTGCAGGCAACCGAGGCGCTGCGTCTGCTCGAAGGCACCGGCATAGGCTTGCTTGAGGCGGTGAAGATCGTTGTGAAGCAAATGGCGACCTCTGGCGCGCAGGAAACCTTCTCTCAGCGGTACGATCGAGCGGTGCTTGATGGCGAGGGCCGCTGGTCGAAACGATACCGGCAGGACATGGATCGGCTCCTGCGCTGGCTGCCGAAGAAGTTCCTATCCCTCCCCTGCGGCACGATCGACCGCGCGGTTGTCGAGGCGGCGCTTGTGCAGGATCGGCCATTGGCTCGCTCCACAATCGACGCCAGGGCGACGCGGGTGCTGGCGGTCCTTCACTACCGCGAACGGCATCGGAAGAGCACCGAGATCAAGATCCTCACGCTGGCGGAGGTCGAGGCAGTGCTCTCGCATTGCCAGTCGGTCGACGAGCGCCGCGTGGTGGCTCTCCTCGCCTTTGCGGGCATCCGACCTGATGCGGAGTCGGGAGAGGTCGCGCGGCTCGACTGGGAGGCCGTGGGAGCGAAAGAAATCTACATCGCGCCTGCCGTCTCGAAGACCGGCGCGGATCGCCACATTCCGCTGACGCCGCGGCTGCGGGCGGAGATCGATGGTCATCCTGCCAGCGGGCCGGTGCTGCCTGCGGGTTGGCGGCGATCATGGCAAAGGATTCGTAAGGCGGCGGGCATTGCCGGTGAACAAGATATCCTCCGGCATTCGTTCGCGTCGCACTACCTCGCGGCGACAGATGAAGCGAAGGCCAAGGCGGCGATGGGTCACACGGCTGGATCATCGACCTTGTTCCGGCACTACCGGCGGGCCGTGACGCAGGCCGATGGCCTCGCTTACTTTGGTATCAAGCCTTTGAGTAAAGGTTAGCCATCCGGCCATTCATTCTCGCCTTGCGCTTTTTGAGAAGCCCTTTGGTGAGCAGGGTGTTCAGGCGGCTGACCGCTGAACTGACGCTGACCGCTTCGCCTTGGGCGGCGAGGCTTTGGATGAAGTCATCGATGCTGAACTCATCCTCGCGCTTTTCGGCGGTGGAAAGCTCCGAGAGAGCGAAGTCGAGCGCGGATAGCGTTTTGTTGATGTTTGTCTTTTTCATAAAATCCCCATGGGTGTGATCCAATCGCCGGTCTCGGGGTCTTTGCTGACATTCCAGAAGTTCCAGCGCCCTGTTTTTTCGCAGATCAATCCGAAGCCGAAACCATTCCGCCACTTGAGACGCCCAGGGTGACGCTCGGCGTAGGTCATGGCCTCGATGTCAGCCATGCAGCCGAGGCTGAAGGATTGCCCTCCATCGATCCGTTTCGCGTTGAAGGTCGAAGGGCTGTGGACATGGCCGAAAATTGAGTCGCCGTAGATCGAGTGCATGCTGGTCGCCGGGTATTGCCCAGCCACAAAGCCATGGAGAAATTTCGGGCCGCCCTCTGGAAGTGTTAGGTACCTTCCGATGTGGTATGGAACCCACTTGATCTTGCGCTTCTTAAACTCCCGCTCGGTCGCTTGCACAAGATCGGCGCAATGCTCCCGCAGGATGCCGTTCGATGATGTTTCCGAAGCCTGCCACATGCGGGCGTCGTGATTGCCAAGTGTCAGAAACTTGAAGCCGATGTCGAGGAACCTGATGCCTGCTTGGAAATCCTCCGAGACCCCGCGCTGGCGCTCCTCGTCACTCGCACCCTTGCGAAGACTGCCCATATCGAAGAGGTCGCCGACGTGCAGCAAATGACCGCCCCTCGGCATCCACTCGTCGCGGAACTTGATCAGCTTTTTCGTCGCCTCGTCAGAGACGAGGTCGCCGTGATTGTCGCCACAGACAATGAACTTTTTTAAGGCCATGAGCGTTTAGTGAGGGAGTCGTAAGCGGGAAAGAATAAGTTATCAAAGCACCTAACGATAGCTTCCTCGGGCAAGCGGTCGATGTAGGCGATGCCAGAGATCGAAAGGGCTGCGTGCATGAGTTCGTGCCGAAGTGTGACACGCATGGTTTCCGCGTCGGCTTTCTTGAGTTGGATGGTGAGCGTGTCTTCGGTGAAGTTGCCGTACTCTTCGAGGTCTTCGAGGATAGTGATCTTGACTTGTCGACCACCGATACGAATCGACTTTGGAATGTCAGCCATCGCCATGGGTTCCGAGTCAAACAATCGGGCCGTCGCAGAGGATGTAGTCGAAGCCCTTTTGATTCGCCTTCTTCATCTCCGCGCGGGTGAGCAAGTAGAATGCGTTCCATTGATCCGGCGGGATCGTCTGGCAGCCGAGAGAACTTGTCGTGGTGTAGCCGCCGCGATGGATGTTGATCGCGATGCCATGCTTGATGCCGTCCATGCCGTCGCGCATGACCGGCAATGCCTCGCCTTTGGTGTTTGGTCTGAACGCAGGATAGCCACCACCGGGCTTCGAGATGCCGTGGTTGCCGGGTTTGTATGGGTGGACGCCAGAGATCAGCGAGGCAATGCCTGGGCGATGGCGGCTCGGGTCGGTGTTGGCATTGAAGGCCGCGAAGGTTTCCTGACCGACGACGAAGATCGCATCGTCGTAGATGCCGCGATCGTTCTTGCCAGCAGCGCCCATCGTGTCGCGGTAGTAGCCGCGAATGCCGACCACGAACATGGGCGGCAGCAGTTCATCGGGGTAGGCGCGGCACCACACCTTGACGGCGGCGGCGACTACGCTGAACTGCTTTGCCCGAGGTTTCATTTTTCAGCGATGACTTCGATCGCCCGCAGGAAGGTCGGCGCATCCACCGTGGCGTCCTTCGATCCGTCGGCGTTGAGGCGGATCGTGCAGGAGGTCATGACCGCGACCGCCGCCCAGATCAGCGCGGAGATGATGAGCCAGCAGACGAGGCTACGGGTTTCGGGCTTGGGAAGTTCTTGGTTCATGGCTCGTCGCGGTAGATTTGTTTCTCGGTGGTGTCGATGTAGCTGCGGGCGGTGGTCAACGCGGTGCCGAGCAGGCCGAGGCTGAATCCGATCACCTGCTTGGCGTCGGTGAAATCGATCGTCGCGAGTCCCGCGCTTCCGGCGGAAACGACGGCGATGAGGACATAGAGGACGAGGCGGAGGGTGCTTTGTTCGGGTGTCATGTTTTGTGGGTTTCGAGTTAGGAAATGCGGTCTTTGACCTCGCGGAGGATGTCAGAATTTTGCTCGATCACGCGGTGGTTTTGGGAGGTGATTTCGACCAGTTGGACGAACTGCTTGTCGCGCTCAACGTCACGCGCCTCAAACTTGCTCTCGCTCTTGTCGAGGCGAGTGACGAGCCAGCGCAGGGCGAAGAGCGCGGCACCGAGCGCACCGAGCGGGCCGGTGAGGATTTGCAGCCACTGTGGCATTTGGAACGATTCTGCGGTGATCGAGGCGAGCTTGCCACCGGCCACGCCGGAGAGCATGACGGTGGCTGCGGAAAGGGTGTGAGTGGTGAGCGTCATGCCGGTTTAGTAAATCCTCATGCGGATAAGGAATGCCCAAGTAATTTTTTTGCGATCATATAGGCACCCGCTCTACATGTAATAACATTTGCAGAAGTAGCTGATTGCCGGAACTCTAGTTTAAGTGTTGTATCTGCGGTAATTGTGACAATTCCAGCTAGGCGTCTACTGAATGTATTAGCTGTGCCAGTGCTTTGGCGAATAAATGCAGCGGCTAAAGGATCTGATTCAACATCAACATGAACAAGTGGAGTGTTACCGTAGTCATCTGAACCATCAAACGCAGCAGCCCCAGCGGCCGATGAAGAAAATCTGATTGTTGTATTAGCCGCTGTACCAATCGCGGCATAGGTTGCGGCATAAGCCTCTAAGTAATAAGTACCCCCTGATAGCACAAGTTCCGCAGCAGTAACTAATGATACTGAATTGGCAGTAACTGGCGATGTTGTAAAATCGTGGATCGCAGGTAAATATCTTTCGTCACCTAAAGACCTTGTGACCGCACTCGCTCCGTTCGTTAATGATTGGGCCGCACTTAAAGTTACTTGTCCATTGAATGTTTTATCGCCATTGATGGTTTGCGTTCCAGAGAGCATCACCGCTGTGCTGTTCGTTGCAATAGTTCCGGCAGTTGATGGAAATTGAAATGCTACGGTAGAGGCGCTTACTGCTGGGTTTATTTGAGTGTAAACACCAGAATTTTCATCATTGTATAATCTTATCTGCTTCGCACTGATTCTACCGCCGGAGTCTCGGAGTACGGCATGGTTGGCTGATGCGTTGGATGTGGCTTGAATGGTAGAAATGCTAGTCCCATTCCCATAAATCAAACCATTGAGATTTGTGCTGGTGCTTGTGGTTATACTTCCGACGCCGCCGCCGTCTTCGCCTTTCGCGGCTATCAGATCCCAGAATTGGCTGCTCTCGGCTGGGGTATCGCCAACATTGCCACCGTTGGAGTTTTTTCGGTAGAAAAGTTGACCATTGAAAACCGCGAGGTCGCCAACGGCGTAGGAGGCACCACCGCTGTATGTGCCGGTGTAGTTCCAGACAGCGTCTTGACCGGCATCGCCAGTGTCACCCTTCAAGCCTTGATTGCCATTGCTTCCTGTATCGCCTTTCGGTAGCACAAGGTTGAGCGTCTGCGCTGGTGCCGAGCCGGTGATGGTCGCCGAGGGTGTGACTCCGCTGGTCACGCCGCCGATCGTTAGCGTGTTCGCTGGGCCGGTTGCGCCGGTCGGCCCGATTTGCATCACCTCCAGAGAGATTCCGATCTGGCCGCTGGGCAATGGCTCAATTTCGATTTCGTTGATGGGCATGACTTCAGCGGGGGCTTGGGCTGGTGATGGTGGGCAGGATCACGACCTTGATCTTCTGGGTGAACTGGTCGCGGCTCGCGTTGGTAAAGCGCAGATCAAGCACATAGTTCGCAGGGCGGAGATCCACGGTGTCGAAATCGATGCTGACTTTGCCAGCCACGATCGTCGGAGAGAGGTCGATGGCGGTAGATCCGCCGTTTTCCATGATCGCCGCCGCGATTGACCAGGCCGAATTAAGCGTGATCGCCACGCCGTCCGTCTTGGCCGTTGCCAGTAAAGCGAGCCGCTCGCCTTTCGAGAGTGTGATGGTGCCGGGCATCAATCGGAGGGTGGTGTCAAAACTAGAAGATCGAGCGTTTCAGCACCACGCCGAGCGTGTCGCTCTTGATCTGCGCGATGGTTGAGCCGCTGCCAGTGGTCAGCGCGACCTCGCAAATTCCCTCGATGTCACCATTCGATGAGGGCTGGTTTTCGTTGGCTGCGCTGATCTGCTCGACCGCGTCGTCGTCATAGTAATCGTCGATGATCGCATCGAACTCGTTGGTGATCGGCGTGACGCGCATCCGGTAGTAGGCGGATGATCCAGATCCGACCTTGGTGAAGGTGTCGCCCTGCATGAGCAGCGATCCGCCGGCCTTCCCAGCCACGCCGAAGCGCAGGCCAGTCGCCACCGGATCAAGCGGTGTGGTGCCTTTCACGAAACGGACATTGAGCCAGAGCGTCTCGCCTGTTTTAATCAACAATCGCTCCGCTTGAAGGCCGTTGATCACCTTGGTGTCGCTTGGAATCGCGGTCTCTTTCTTCGGCAAAGTGAGGGCAAGCGCGCGGCTTTGCAGGTCGAAGAAGACATCCACGCCGTCGTTCTTCAGGAAGATAGGATCTTCGCTGGTTTCTATTGGGCCATCGGGTCCTGTTATGACATTGGGGATTACATCAAAACGAAGCGATTTAGGCGATGATGGCCCAATACCATTTGTCGCAACAAAGGTAGCAATGTACATCCCAAGAGTCGTGGGCGAGCCCTGCAATAATCCGGTGGATGTGTTGATTGATAGACCAGGCGGGAGGTTTGTGGCGGAGAAAGAAGTTGGACTGTTGCTGGCGGTAATTTGAATGTTCGCATCTATGCCTTGCTTTATTTCGCTATAATAAACAACCTGTCCACCATTGGTCTCTGATTTGAAAAACGCCAAGTTTATAACAGGGTGCCCATCATCAACCACGCCGCCGCCGCCGCCGTCTCCACCGCCGCCAGGAACATAATCTTTATTGTACAAAACGGTGAACTTAACTTGTGCCGTTTTTCCGAACATCTCGGGGTAATTATGGCTATAGGCCATTGTACTTGCTGAAAATGTACTAACAAATACCCCTGGCTCGGTTGGGATTCCCTTAATTAGCCCGGTTTGCTGCCATTGATTAGGGTCATATATATTAGTATAAATATTTTCAAGGGACAGTCCAATCGGAAGTTTACTAGCTTTCCAAAAGGTTGGATTATTACTCGCAACCATTTGAATGTTTGTGTTTCTCCCCTGAAGCAGCTCCATTGAGTAAGTGGTAACATTGGTAACAGGGTCTTTTTCGGCCTTGAAATATCTGAGGTCGACTACTGGCTTCCCATCATCCCCATCCCCATCCCCAACCTCGTAATCGTAAACCATTTCAACAGGAATCGTTATGTAGGTTGAGCTAGCAAATATGAGCCCGCCGGTGCCTGCTGCATCTTTTGATGCTTGCCCAACAGATACTTTTACAATCATACTAGCAATACCAGATGCAGTAAGAGTTGCATTAACCGCAACAGGTATTGCAGAAGTGTTCGCTAACCCTTCCCATTTATTGCTAGTGGTATTATAGAAAAAACCAACCTTTTGCCACGATGAGTTGTCGGGGGTTGATGACCCAACACTACCTGTCGCAACAATGGATGTTACCTCAAAAGTAATTACTCGGTCGATAACTGCGCTCGAGCTTCCCGCTATGGCAGGTTGCGAAATAACATTCCCGCCGCTGCCTTTAACTTCAATTATATCATTAAAAGCAATGAAGTTTGTTTGATTCCTAATGAGCTGTATGCCCTGTAAATTATTTCTAAGTATCGCAGTGAAAATTGTAGTGGACATATATTTAGGCAATACTGATTAGAATATCTTCCTCCTTCGCGGTCAGAGAGATCGAGCCGCGCGGGTTAATCTTGTTCTCGGTGTCGAAGGCGTTGAGGCGGGCGCGGACGGCGAAGGCGGCGGACGACGGCGGCGTGACATTCACGGTGCGTCCGTACATCGTCGCGGTAGCGGTCAGCACGGCGGATGGGTCGCTCTTGACCACAAGGCCGAATGGGTGTTCGACAATCGTGTTGGAAAGGATGATGCGCTGCGAGATCACCGGCGTTGCCCAGTTGATGCTGGCAAGGTTCGGGCCGAAGCCGCTGCCGCTGTCCTGTACGATCGTACCGAAGGCGACATCGAGCGTGAACTGGGCGCGTGTATTACCGAGCAGCTGAAGCACCGGCTTGGCGCTCATGGAGAGCGTGCGCTTGGCGGTGAGCATCTCGGAGGCGATATAGACCATGAAAATGTCATGTTCGTACTCGACCGGGTAGTAGGTGTTGCCGACCTTGCGGACCTCGTAGAGCACGCTGCCGTTGCTCGCGATGTAGCCGCCGGATTGGACCGGCCACGCGCGGCGGTTTTTGCCTGCGGGGATTTCCCATGCGGCGGAAAGCTGCTTGACTTGTCCGGCAAGCGTTTCGGCTGAGGCCAGCGGCGGGGCCACGCTCTCGACGGTAGCGTCGTTGATAGATCCTAAAAGCGACGGGCGGGTGGTGGCGTTCGATCCGGCGGGAATTGCGACATTCACTTCCTCCACGCGCATCTGCATGGCGCTGGCGACGGTATCGTTATTGCCGGGGCCGGTGGCGAGCACAGTATCCTCCAGCGTCTCGACCCGGCTACCGAGGTCATCGAGCAGGAGTTGCAGGCCCTCGATCTGTTCGACCGTGTGAGTGTGCGCTTGGAAGGCTGAGACCGGACCGGCGGTGGTGATAGTGACCACATACTGGTTAACAGCTATTGGTGTCATGCCACCAAAACCGATGCTCAAGCTATCCTCCTCCAAAGATACTGTGGATGGTTGTACAATCTCCCCTTCTGAGTCATTTGTTCGCACGGTCACATGCAGGTCGCGAGTGCCGAGGTTGTGGTCGATGACATAGTAGTAGTTCACACCATCGCCAATCGGTGTCACATAGTGCTGGCTGCCGGTGATGATTTGATCCTCGGTGAACGGGATGTAGGTCTTGCCGTGCGGTGGGCGCAGCCAGTCGATGTTAGCGGCCGCCTCCAAGCCTTCCCAGTTGAGCTCGCGGATGATTTTTACCGGCACGCGGATTGGTGTGACGGTGTAGAGCGTTTCGGGATCGTTCTCATCCTGAATCGTCATCTCGACCTCCAGCACGGCGGTCGTGAGGGTGTCCACTGAGCGCAGAGCGTCGGCGAGCTCGGCGGTGTTGAGGTTAAGGACAAAGGTCGGGTCGCCCGGAGGCGCGGAGAAAACCTCGACCTCGATCAGCTCTTGAGAGATGCCGTCCATCGAGCCGCCGAAGGTGATGTGCGCGGTGTTGTTGTTCGGGTTGGTGACGGTGAATGTGCCTTCTGGGTCGGCGAGCTTGGCGATGGCTTCTTGGATTTCCTCCGCGCCATCTTCGATCGATAGCTCGCCAGATTTCTTGTAGCCACGGCGGAGCTGATAGCTGCCACGGAAAAAAGGATTGACCTTGAGAGCTTGGATCTCCGGCCATGTGGTGGTGTTGTCTGCCCCACCCTCTTGGATCCGCGTGATGCTAGGCATCGCCGGCAGGATGTCGGTAAAGATTGAGGTCGAGGCGAGCGGAGAATTGACTAGGCGGATCTCATGGCGCGTTTTGCTGCCGACGAGGTACGAGCGCACCCGCACATGGCAGGAAGGCTCAAGATCGACCGAGACGCCGGTGATGGGCTTGCTGGCCTCGGTGGAGTTGGCTACATCGACCAGCCATGAGCCATCCTTGGCTGTGACGGTCGCCGCTGAAGTGTATGCAGGATCAAGCGCCGTCGCCACTTGGGCAGCGGTCGCATTGTAAGGAAGGGTGGTGGCAAGCGGCGTGCCATCCACCGAAAGCCGGAAGGTGCCGCCGGTCGGGCGGGCGTCCACAAGGCCGATGCTGGCCCGCAGGGAGTTGATCGTGCGCGTGACCTCGGTCGCCGCGCCTTCGATTTGCTCGGTGAACCGAAGCCCGAGGCGGATTTCGTCGCCCTGGACAAGGTCAGGCAGCGTCAAAGTGCTACCGCCAAGGGTGCTGTTGAGCTTGCGGTTGGTGAGATCTACGAACGCGAGGGCTTGCATCTTTCACCCACGCTCCGCGTCAACTTGTCTTCTTCTCCTCGGGCGGGTCGAGGTTTTCGAGGCCGAAGAAGTCGTAGGGGAAAACCGCCATCTTGTACGGAAAACTCGGGTTGAGCTTTGCGGCCTCCGTTTGCTTGGCTTCATCCTCGTCGTTGCGCTTCTTTTCGAGGTTGGCTTTTTTGTCCAGACTCATAGCGACCAAAACCTCCCTGCGAGATTGCGGCTTTTGAGGATTTGTAGTGCTGTGTTCAACTGGGAATTAAGCGGGGCTAGAAGTGTAGCGATCAGAATGTCAGCGAGTCCACCTGCAAGCGCCGTGGTCAGGCGAATCGGTTCGATCGGCGTGGAATCAGGGATGCTCTGTGGCGAGTGGGCAAGGTTCCAGAAGTGGTTGTACTCCACATAAGGCGTCCATGTTTCGTCGAGCGGTGCCGCTGGTTCCGCTCCCTCGGGACTCACGAAGTAAATGGTGGCGAGCTTAGTGAGGTCATATTCAGGATCCGTGATACCTTCGAGCAGTGCCATCTCGGATTCCGGCTCGGGCGGTGGTGTGAATTTAGAGCTCACTCGGATGTAGGGATTCTTTTTCATCCCGCCTGAGTGGTTGTAGGTCACATTGATAGCACCTACGGTTCCTTCCAGCGGGCTACCTGGGTCGACCTCGAACTTAGCCGACGGCCGATCCTTCCAGAGTGACACATCGCAGGCCCGCAGGCGGCGAGCGGTTTTGGTGTCTTCAATTCCATCGGTGAAGGTGATGCCGCTGTTGAGGTTGCCGCTGGTCTGCGTGTGGGCGGCGGTCACTCCGAGGTCGGTGAAAAACTGCGGCACCGACTCGTAGCTGAGGTTGAATCCGTTAGAGCTAATCCCTGTCGGGTTTGCGCCGGTTCCGATCACGCGCGTCGGACCGATTTCCACGCTCGGCCATTCTGTGAGAAAGGCGTCGACCTCGCGCTCAGGCTTTTTAATGTCCTCGCCGGCGGCTTCCAGGCGTCTCTGCGATCGCTCGCTCAGGTGTTTCACCCGCGCTGGTATCGTCACCTCCACGCCATTCACAAAGCCCGGACGGATCTTGAAAAGCCATTGGCCTTTACCCTCACCCTCCTCGGGTTCCTGCCATGTCGGGGTAATCTTCCACGGGTGTCTCCATTTGCGCCGGTTCGGCCCTGCCTCAAAAATAATCGGCAGTCTTCGCCCGATGGTATCAACCATCGCGTTCCATGTTTCGTGGCGGATGAGCGGGATCCTTTTCACACCGGAAAGAAGAGGTGACGGTTGCCGGTGGTTTCACCCTCGGTCGATTTGCGCGCTTGGTACAGATAGCGCATGTTGTGGTGAACGATCTGAAAAACCTCCTCCACAGCGGTGCCTGACTCGTTGAGGTAGCAAAGCGCGAGCGGGTAGTAGCCAGCGCCATCCTTGAGCCCCTCTGCAGTCTTGGTTTGAACGATGCGCAAATCCTCCTTGGGGGTTTTGATCGTGCCCACATCATTGGGCTTCACGCGCAGCGAGAGGTAGAACTTACCGCCTTCGTGATTCTTCAGATTCAGCTTCATCGCCGGAGTCGGTTTTTCGGTCTCGTATTTGCTGCCGTCGTCGTCGCGGTTGTCGATGCGCCGCCAGTTTTTGGTGGTCACATCGAGGATGTAGGGTACCTGACCATTGACTGTCCCAGCCCGCAGCGAGGCGGTGGCATCACCCAGCCCTGCTTTGAAAGGATGGCTAAAAACCTGCCGCTGCTTGAGCACGGTCACGATCGTTCCCTTGGGAGTTTCGCGCACCTTTACGCCTTCCCCTGGTACCACCTTGAGCGTATCGACCCACTTTGCCAATCGCTCCCATGCGGTTTGGATCTTCTCACCTTTCTGGACTTTGATCCGCTCGGTTTTCATCAGGTGAAATTGCCAGCGTTGCCGTCGGGGTATACTTCCTTCGGCCATTCATAGTACTCGGAGAGCTTCCACGATTCGGAAATCTGCCAGACATTGCCGCGCTTGGTGATCTGCGGTGGCATTTTCATCCAGTTGCGTTTTCCTTTGTCCAATGAGTTGAACTGAGCCGGTGCGTCGGGCAATTCGCGGTACAGCTTGCCGATATTGTTGATCACTGATTTTGGTAGCGTTTTCTTGGTGTAGCTGACCGAGGCGATGCAATTCATCACGATGTAGGTTTTGACGCCCTTCATCGGGTTTTTTTCGCCTGCGCCAACTTTACCTGTTCCTAGAAGGCCAGAGGATGTTTTGGATCCTGCGGGAAGTTCTTTGGGAAACACCCAATCTTCCTCGTTTTCCGGGTCGGCCCACTTGCCGCCGTATTTTTGCTTGATCTTATCGAAATTCCAATGGGCCTCGATCGGTTCCTCAGCCATCTCGAAATCAAGACTCCAGATGGTCGACTCCTCATCGCCATAGGTTGCGCTTTCCGATTCAGTCGATCCGCCTTCGTAGGTGACGGTCACAATGTAGGACGGTTCGCTCCCGTCGTTGTTGCAGGTCCATGACCGCGAGACTTCTTGGCAGTCTTGGTAGTTATCCTTCCCGACGGTGAGCACCTCGGCCTTGTTCGCGACATAGTAGGGAATCACCCATTGGATGACGCCTTCTTTGCTCTTTGAGCCGGTGGCTCCTTCGACGATTAGTTCGGTGCTCATGCGAAAACGGGGATTTGGAGGTCAGGCTTTTGAGTTTTCGGTTGGGTGTTCTTCTCGATCGTCCGTAGCACGGATGTCTGGCGGCGGCTTTCTTCGAGGATGCCGTCGTTGGCGGCACGACCCATGAGGACATTGGTTGCCTTTGCGATGCTGCCGAGCGTGCTGACTCCGGCGCTTGGGCCTGCTTGCTTCTGTTTGTCTTCGCGGGCTTTGTCGGCTTCCTCGGCGGCCTTGCGGGCGTCGACCATCTTGGCGGCGGTATCTTTGGCTTTGTCGCCGGTCATGCCGAGCTTGTTGAGCGCGACAATCTCTTCTTGGATGGCCTTCTGGCGTTCGAGATCGGCGAGCTTCTTGTCGTCGCCAGCGATGCGCGCGCGAACCATCTCGGCTTCGAGGCGGTAGGCTTCTTGTTGACTTTTAAGATCGATATTATTGGCTTTCTTATTTGCTTCGTGCAGTTCTTTTTTTAGCCTGATTTCAGACTCAAGCTGTTTCATTTCTTGCCACGATTTGTTATTTCGCTCATCAATAGAATTTATTTCGTTTTCGCGCTCTTTGATAATTTCCGAGCGTGCAGTTGATGCCGATTTAGAAAGCTCGCTGTGGATTTTGATCTCTTCTTTTATTGCCTCAATAGATTCGCGTGCTATACGCGCGTTGCGTTCCGCGTTCCCCAAAAGGGTTCCTTTTGAGCCAGTCTCGTTTCTTTGCTCTATTTCATCTTCTGCCTGTTTTAAGTTGGCTTTAGCGCCTGCGAGATTGACTTTTAGCTCTTTAAGTTTTTTTGCGTCGATGTTACCGGCCTCGTCATCCTCATTGATCAATATCGAACGCTGGGTTGAAGCCCTAGATCCTCTATCATTCAGGTAATCCTGTTCAACTTTTAATAAATCTACCCTTTTCTGAATATCTTCAATTTCTTTCTTATTGGCCTCGTCGTTGATTTGTTGCTGGGTTTTTTTGCCTAACGATAAATCAATTTTAGATCTGACCTCATAAATTTCATCAAGAATGCTTTTTTCTTTTTCAAGCCCATCAATCTTTACGCGTTGGATAGATGCAAAGTCTTGCCCAAGAGAATAAATCTGACGGTAGTTTTGCAGAGTCAAATCTGTAAGCTCTTTGAGTTTTTTAGCGGCAATGGTAGAGTTTAAAGCAGAGTTAGCGGCCTTGACTCCCTTTTCAAAAACTTTACCCCACTCATCCGCTGCCTTTTTGAGTATATCGTTATCGACTGCTGCATATAGCCTTTTGATGACCGGGTACAACGAGACTGCTGCGACCGCTGCGAGCGAGATCGCGCCGGCAAGCCCCATCGACCCTCCGAAGCCAAGGATCATCTGCGGGATGTTGTTGAGTACCCCCTTGATGCCATACTGGGCGTCTTCGACCGCCTGTGAGAATGCCAAGAAGCCCATGCTGGAGTTACCCATCGCCCCAGCAAGGCGATTGAACTTATTCCTAGCGTCCTGGGCGACAAATGCCGCGCGCTCGGTTTGCTTTAGGTATTCGGCGGTTAAAGGGATTTCTGGTAGCCCCGCTGCTCTAGGATTGGATAATAAAGCCGCTTTTTTATCGGCGGCCGCTTGTTTTACCGCTGCTGCTTTCTCTTGATTTGCGATATTTCTTTGTAAAATCTCCTGCTGACGAAGAAGTTCCAACGCTTTTTCTTTGGTGATAAGTCCGCTTTGCGACAATTTTTGAGCTTGGGCCTCGATATTGAGTGTCGTTTTAAGGGATGCGGCGAGCCCCGCATACCCAGCCGCCTGCATTTGCAGCACTCTAATGTTACCCTCAAGCCCGCTAATTGATTGAGCGGCTCTGCTCATCTCTTGATGGTAGTTCGATGCAGAGCGGCGCGCTTTATCTATACCAGAGGTAAACCCGCTGGTATCTAGGAATAAATTTGCCGTGAGAGTCGCCATGTTTACTAGCCCCTAGTGTCAAGAATGAGCATCAAAAGCTCTTTCCAATCTTTTTTAGATAGTCGTTGGTCTTGTTGTTTATTTTTCGCGTTTGAATTTGGAGTGCAGAGTTGATCCTTGCTCTTAATCCATAAACCGAATCCGCCCATTCAACCGCGTTAGTGATGGATGCCTCAATACCGGCAGGGACCTCTTTGATGATGCTGGACCCTGGGGCGGAATGTCTCTTGATCCACTGTGGCACCCGCACCGCGCCGACCTTATTGGCTGCCATGGCCCAAGCTGAAGCGAGGTAACCGACCTGCTTTTTCTTTTTGACGATGTATTGAGCAATCAGGCGAGATGGGGCCTTAATCCGAACCTTTCTGCTTTTTGCGCGGATGCTCCCGGCTCTGCGATTTTCTTTCATGACCCTGCTCATTTCTGAGAATGAGGTCACCTCTGGTTTTTTGATATTCTCTCCACGAAAAACCGATCGAATATCTACCGCGATTGCAGCCTCTCCTGCTTGTTTGGCTTTGGTTCCCCTTACTGGGCCGCGATTTGGGGGGGTAAGGTAAAGCAGAGATCGAATAACACCCCTAACCTGTTCTCTCATGTACGCTTTGCCTTCTCTTTTCGAGTAGGCAAACGCACGATCCGCCGCTTTCTGGAACTCGGCAATCCTCAAATCGAATGAATAATTGCCAGCCATACCTTATGAGGATTCGTCAACAAGCCCGTCGATGTAACTAAGAATGGAATCAGGCACCATTTCCTGAATCTTCTGGGAGGTCATCGGCTCAAGTGTCCAGAGGTTTGCTGCCTGCAAGGTGCAATGGTAATACTGCATAGCTCGGGACAAAGGGATCTCCCAAAGGATATGCCTTTCCGTCCAGCCGGTTTCCTTTGCAATGGCAAATACCGCGCTCGCCAACCATCCGGGATTTAAGACTTTCCCGGCGGAATATCTCCTTCGGTGGACTTATACTTGGATTCCACGCGCACCTCATTTGCTGAGATTTGATCGCCGATTTTATTGACCTCGGCTAGTAGATCGGGGAGGTCGGCAAGGTCAACATTGAGAGAGAATTTCAAAACTTCCGTTTCCGCGGTGCCATTGGTGACAGCACGAATTACCTCATCTTGCGGAGCAGACTGCATCCACACAAAGGTAGAGATTTGCCTTTGAATCTCGCGTTCTGTTACTTCGGCCTGAGTCGCGCCTGTAAAAAGGCTGAGATTAAGCAAGTAAGCTAACTGCAATGATCCATACGAAAAAGACCTCACATTGTATTTGGCGATCTTTTTGGTTTCTTGCTCAAGCATGCTGTGAGCTAGAGTGGTTTGGCGTTTGATTTCGTTCATAATTTTAGAATATCGAAAGGATCTTTTCGCGCTGGGCCTTGCTTTCGGGGTCATTACCGCTGGGCATGATCGCGAGGCGTTTACCTTTGCGGACGAGCAGCATCGGGCGCATGGTCTTGATCTTGTCGACAAGGCCGTGGTGCGAATCAAACGCGGCGCGCATGTAGGAAATTGGGTGATCAGGATTCTCCTCGCACCATTCCTGCGAATTGAAGCGCTTTTGAAACTCGACGAAGGTGATCTCTTCCTCCTTGGCGATCGGCGTGAATTTGATCTTTTTGCCGCCGTCCATCATCCATGTGACGGTGCGCTTGGGATTGCCGCCGACATCTTCGATGGTGTCGGAGAATGCCTTTTCCGTTCCGAACTCACAACCAGAGGCGATGGCCGAGCCGATCAGCCGCGTGTTGCGGCTCTCGACGGGCGGGGTATCATGGTCGCGCACGATGGCGACCGTGGATCCTTGTCTCATGGTTGATTTTGGGTGACTCTTGTGAGCCGGTTATTGGACGATCGGATCGGCGCCAGGATAAACCGTGCCGCTGATCTCGAACTCGTTGAAATCGTCGTTCTTCTCACTGACTTTCACCGAGGTGATGACAGTCACGCCGCCTGCTGCGATGTAGTCGGGGATGAAGCCCGCTGCGCTGGTGTCTCCTGCTTCGACAGTGGTCGTGCCACGGCCTTTGACCGTGAACTCGTAGGTGGGATCGAAAGTCTTGGCCGCACCAAATCCACCCTCGGTGGACATGATCATCTTCGACTCCATGTTCTTGGTCGACTCGACGCTCTCGATCAGCTCGGCGGATACCGACTGAACTCCGATTTGGTTGAAAGTGATTGCCATGGCTTTGGAAAATTAGATCTCGTCGTAGATGGTCGCTTGGATCTCGAACTCGGGGAAATCCTCGTTGCTTTCGCTCTGCTTGACGGAAGTGATCATCGCCACGCCGAGGGCGACGGTGCCGGGTACGACTGCTTCGATGTCGGCATCACCCTTGCCGGAGATGGTGACATTGCGCGTGATGAGTTTGCGTGGGCCCGCAAAGACAGTGACGCCTTGCTCGTCGCGAATGGTGGCGACCTCGACGGAGGAATCTTTGCTCGACTCGCTCACATGGCCGGTATTCGGCGCGAGGCCGTGGGTATTATTGACTCCAAAAGTCGCTGGCATGATACACCTGCGAGGATGTCAACTATCACAAGCGGGTGACGCCGATGAGTGCCTCGATCGAAGTGACCCAGCGGCTATCGTCCGACACACCCGCGGTGTGATTAGTGATGTGAAATCCGCGCACATCGATGGCCGTGATGCCGAGGCTCTGGGCCGATGGTAATGGTTCGGTGAAGGCGTCTCGCACATCGTCCACGATGTCCATGTGGGCGCTGCGGGTGCTTCCGTCTGCCGGCGATGAGATGGAGACTTTGACCGTGGCCTTGTACAAGCTGCCGACGACGCCTTCGACCTGGTCGGCCAGTACCAAAACGGCGTGAGATTCTGGCGTGCGGACATCCGAGCTGGTGCCGGTGAAGACCTCGATGTCATTGCCGAGGTTGCCGACGAGCTCGGCGAGATAGTCTTCGATGTGTTGGTTCATGGGGAAAAATTAGCGGCGGGCAACTCGGTATTCGATGACGCCTGCGCCGGGCTTGAGCATGATCTCTTCGACCTTGTAGCGCAGATCGCCGATGGTCATCGCGCTGTTCTGTGCCGGTGCTGGACTAGGCAAATCGGCGACCAGCATGCGGACGCTGAGTGATCCGTCCTGTGAGAAGCCTCCCTCTTCGAGATCGATCTGCACGCCACCCATCGAGATCGCGGCTTGGTACTCCTCATCACCGATGGTGATTGGTACGCCGATGTCATCAAGGATTGAGGCGAACGCCTCTGCGGCTGCTTCTTGAATTGGATTCACGATTCACGCGCGGCGTCAAAAAAAGCCCCACCCGGATATTTCCAGATGGGGCTTTGAACCTAACTACCAATGAAACAAAGGGATTACTTTTTGCCCTTCTTCGGCTGTGGTGCCTCTTCGGCTTCCACAGCTTCAGGGGCGGGAGCGGCAGCGGCTTGCGGTTGGGTGCTTGGGCGGAAGATGCGGGAGATGTAAGGCATGCCTCCGCGATAAAGCTCGCGGCGAGGTGCCTTTTCTCCGACTTGCGCTACCAAATCTTTCGCTTTGCCGAAGTCGTAGCCGCAGTAGATTACCGAAGCGTTTGCGTCGGTGCCGCGAGCGGCGTTGTACTCCACAACAAGATTGAGAACTGCCATTTTCGTAAAAGGTTGGATTGAGAAAAAGCCCCCGGACCGATGTTGTCAGTCCGAGGGCTGGGGGGAGGATTAAGCGGAGATCACGCGGTGACCGGCGAAGTCGGTGATCGCGCCGGCGCTGCCACCTTGCTTGCCGACTGCGGAGCCGTAGAGCATGGTCACGGTGAGGGTGAGATCGAGCGTGCCTTGCTTCTGGCCGAGGATGCCGAGGAGCGAGAGACCGCTGTTCGGGTCGGTGACGACTTCGGTCGTGACGACTTGCGGGATGCCGTATTGAGCGGCAAGCTCGCTGGAATCGTCAGGAAGGCCGGTCCAGATGACAATCGACTCAGGTGAGAAGAACGCACCAGTAAGGTTGCCAGCGGTCGGAAGGTCGGGATACTCCACGATCTTCTCGAAGCCACCAAGACCCTCAAGGACCACATAAGGGTCGCCAGCGAGGCGTTGGCCGTAGAAGTCGCCCGAGGAGATGCGGGTGTCGGCCATGAGGGCTTCGGCGAAGTCGCTGTTGACGATACCGTAGCGCTTGGCAGGAGCTTTCTTCGAGTTGAGAGCCTTGCGAACCGTGCCGAGTGTGTCGCGGTCGGTGTTGGCAATGGTCTCAGTCGTCGACTGGCTGACATTCGTGGCGGTGAACTTGGCGAGGGCCGAATCAACGACCGACTTGGCAAGCACATAGGCAGCATCACCAATGGCACCGGCGAGCGCGTCCTTCTTGTCGGCGATCGCGTTGAGGTGAGTGAGGCTGATGGTGACATGCTTGTGACCGTCGGCGACAATCGGCACATCGGTGAGCAGGCTGCGAGCTTCGGAGGCACCATTGAAGTAGCCACCTTGCGCTGCATCGTAATCAGCAGCGCTGGGGAGCGTGCGGATGTGAGCATAGCCGGATTGGCCCTTCTTCATGCGGGTAGCGGTGAAGTCGGTGGACATCATGCCCAAAGCGGGCACGCGGGTTTTGAACGAGTCGAGCGTTGAGCTCAGGATCTCGGAGACGGTAAGTGTGGGCATAATTGTGGGGTGTGCTTGGGGTTAAAAAATGCGGGGATTTTAGTTTGAGCCTTGGGCCCGGAGTTTTTCGGCGAGCTTGCCGAGGCGGTACTTTTCGGTCGGGCTTGTGGTCGCCTTGATTTCGGCGAGCACGCTTTCGAGCGATTGGGCTTCCGCGTTGTCCGGCGACACATTCACGGGTGCGCTGGAGCTACGGCTGGCGATGGCGGCGGCCTTGGCGGCGACTGCCTCGTCGATGGAAAGTTGGTTGGCCTTCAGCGCGGAGATCTCGCCTTGCAGCGATTCGAGCGTGGCCTTGAGGTCGCCGATGATCTCGGTGGCGGACTCTTCCTTGGGCTCATCAGCAGGAGAGCTTTCGGTTTCGCCTTCTGGTGCAGATTCAGGAGCTGCCTCTTGTTCACCTTCCGGTGCGGATGGGGCGGCTTCGTTGGTGATTTCCGCAGCAATGGTTTCGACCGATGCGACGACTTCTTCGGATGGGGTGCTGGCGACTTGTTCGCTCATGCCATCTTCCGCAGTGTCAACTGCGCGAAGCGGAGAGGATCCGGCTTTGCCTGCTTGCGAAGCATTGCGGACCACGGTGGCGAGGCCCAGCGATTCGGCCTGCGGGCCATAAAATGTCTGCCCTTGCATCGCCTCAGTAGGGATCTTCCGACCTTGGCGCGTGACGGCGGATTTGAACTCGCCGAATACCTGATCGATGCGCTCTTGGATCAGCTCGCGCTGTGACTCGGTGAGTGATGTGCCAGGGAAACCGGCGGCCTTAAACTTGCCGGTGGTGAAAAGCTCGACCTTCACGCCGAGCATCTCGGCGCGTTTGCTCTGATCGATGTGCGGGACCATCACGCCGATGGATCCGACCGATGCTGAGCGCGTCATCGAGATGCTGGTCGCTTGTGATCCGAGCCAGTAGGCGGCGGATGCCATGGTGCCGGAGGTGTGCGCGCGCACCGGCTTGACCTTGGCGGCTTCGTAGATCGCATCGGCGGCCTCGGGGGTGCCGCGAACGGTTCCGCCAGGAGAATCAATGTTGAGCACGATCGATGTGACCGCTGGATCGGCGGCTGCGCTTTCAACGGTGGAGCGGACTTCATCGAGGCTGGTCGCTCCGAGCATCACGCGATCGAACTCGTCGGTGGTCGGAAGAAGCGGACCGGTGATGTTGATCGTAGCGACGCCATCGGCGACGCTCATGATCGACTTGGGCGCTTCACTTTGCGAAAGGGTGAAGAGTTTCCCGGCGGCCATGTCCATGGCCAAACCGATGATGCCGTCCATTGCCTCCGGGGCGATGGCCCACGGCTCTTGTGTCAAAATGAAATCGCGTGCGTTCACGCACCGCGTGGGGTGTCAATTCCCTATCACTTCGCAGGCCCAGTCGGCGCTTCGACCGGCGGCTCAACCGACACACCCGATGCGAAGAGCATCTGGAGCGGGATGTCGTATTTCTTGGCGAGTTCTTGAAGGTGGGCGATGTCGCGAGCGCGGCGTTCGGCTTCCTCCTCGAAGTCCATGCCCAGCTCGGCGAAGTGATCGGACAAGGTTTTGAGACCGGCCTTCACATCCTCGCGGTTTTGCAGCGACTCCCGACCAGCATCGACGGTGACGCGGCGCGGGGTGACGACGGAAATCTTCCACCATGCAGGAATCAGCGGAATCTCGCCGCGCGTGATGGCATCGCCGATGACGAACTTCCAGACGGGCGTGAGAAAGCGGCGGATGAGGATGTTTTGGCGGTGGGAGAATCGGCGGTCTGCTTTTGCGACCACCATGCGGACGCCGGCGCCACCGATCTTGCTGGAATCGGCTGCGAACTCGTATGGAACGACACCAAGTGCTGAATCGCGGCGGAGGTGATCGAGGAAACCGGTAAAGGTGGGCGATGGGCGGTTAGACTCGAAGGGTTTGAGCTCTTCTCCTGGCTTGAGCGCGACCCATTTGCCACCGACGATCTTTTGGAGTGCGGTCGGGTCTGATTGGTTGTCGTCCGACTTTCCAGAGTCGATGTCGAGTCCGCCAAATCCGTCGTTGCTGTCGATCTCGCCGGTTGCGGTCGTGATTGCGAACGATTTGTCGGCGTGATCCTTGAGCGCGTGCTTTTCGAGCGCGAGCAATTCCATCTCATCGCGGATGTGATTGATCGAGTGAGCTAGTGACGGCACCCCGCGCGCCGATGAAGCTCGCTCTGGATCAAAGATGTGGAGGACGGATGCGGCAGGAAGGTCGACGACGCTGCCGTCATCCTGCTTCACATGATAGGAAATCGGGCGGCCGTAGCTATCAAAGCGGATGCCATCGACGCTGCCATCGCCATTTCCACCACTCACACGGTGGCTTTCGATGAGTTGAATCACTGGGCGGCCATCAACACGGGTGAGGTGAACAAAAATGTCGCCATCTTCGTCGATCGCGCGGCAGATGAGCATTTCGCACTCGGAGAGGGAGAATCGTCCGGTGATTTCGCACTGGTTCGACCATTCCTCCCAGTATTCGAGCGTGCTGGCGATCCACTCGCGGTCTTCGGTCTTTGGTTGGATCTTGAGACCATCGCCGACTGAGTAGACGGCCATGTCGAAGACCATCTCGCGGGCAAAGCCGCTGTTCTTCATCAAATAGCGGCTGCCCTTGATGATTTCGTTGCGGACAAGCGGCGTGGTTTCCTTCCGATGATCCTGCGGAGCGGCGGCGGGTAGGCGTTGGCGCACCGATGATGGGTTGGCGCTCTCGTAAGGTGACCATCCGAAGGCGGATGCGCCCATTTTGGTGATTTTTTGCAGCAGGTTCATAGGGAAAATGGCCCGGTGCCGGACTGACATGTGCGGCGAGTCTTGCCGTAGGTGAACGGATCGAGCTTGCGGAGAGCGTGCTGGCAGGCCGCGATGATCTCTTTGGTGTCATCGAGGCGCTTGTATGTGATCTGCGATCCCGACTCTTGGAAGCTGATCATCAGTTTCTTGAGTGTCTTTTTGTTCTCTTCGAGGATCTCGACCACCTCTTCGGTGGAAAATCCTGTCGTCATGTCGAGGGCCGCCATGCCCTCTGACAAGTTGTCAATCTTCAGCGGCTTCCTGCTCGGTCTCGCGGCCAAGGATTTTGAGCATGAAGGCAAAGACTGTCGCCATTGCCTCGCAGTCGAGAAGGTGGTTCGGGCGCTTCTGGATCCGCGTCCATTGCCAGCGGTCACCATCCTTGATCCGCATCTCGGATTCCAGTTGGCTTAGGTAGGCAATCTTCTTTTCGTCGTTGTCCGCCTCGGTGAAGGCGTCGGTAGGAACCTCCCATGTCGGCCCGCGTGCCGGATCTTGATTGCGCCGAATTCTAGCCATCGCGTCCTTGATGTTGAGGTTGCTCCAATAAAACATCTGCGCGGTCTTGCCGGCGGCGACATGAATTGACCTTTTGGGCGAGTAAAATCTCTCCAATGACTTCACCCGGACGCCGACGCCCAGCCTCTGCTTGAGTCGGTGCGTCCATGTGGCCTTGCGGTCGCCCATCAGCGCCACCCATCCATGCTCGGCGCAGCGCTGGTAGACCTCATAGCTATTGAATCCGGCATCGACGCCGACGAGTGAAGATGAAACGCCGTATTTTTCCTGCTTTTCCTGCAACTCTTCCCAGGTGTGGGCCGTGCCCCAGTCGATCCGGCGGCTGGATCCATCGGGGCTCCATTGGGTGATTAACCACCAGAAGTGATCCATTTGGACATCGACGGTCATCACCCGCAGCCGCACCGGAGGTTCATC